GTTGCGACCCTTGGAGGACATGTGATTGGCTAAAACGTGCAGGCTCATAGTTGCCTCTCGGAATGGGGGTTGATTGAGTTTATCATGTTGGGAGCGCAGACACAAATGACATGGTAGCTACCACCGACTGCGTAGAAGGCTTAGTGGGCGTGCCGGAAGCGGCAAGGTGTTGAATAGTTACATCAGCGTTAGTTGGCGACCAGTAAATCTCAACGTAGTCATTTGCCGCCATACTTAAAAAATAGTTCCACCCAATAATAGAGTGTCCGGGCGTACCGCCGTGGCTGTTTGGAATAGAAAGAAACCCCGTTGAGCCAGTTATATCTGTGCCGTTTTGACGTAGCCAGATATACACGTCCTGCAGACCAACGTTTGCATTTGAAAACTGTGTGCTGAACTGTAAGTTGTATATACCAGCCGTTGCTACAGTAATTTGAGATGAGCTAATAGACACATCATTTGCAAAATCAGTAGTATTAAACGTCATTAACGTAGCTGTATTAGCTGTCGTTGTTTGGTCTTGGTCGCTAGAGAATGCGCCGTAAGGAACGCGCAAACCCGCTGTATTTGAGGAAGTGTTTAACTCTCTTGTGAAGTTATCAAGCTGGTTAAAGTACAAACGTAGGACGTTGTTAAGCTGCTCCTGATACCGCGAGTCGTACTGCCCCGGAGCAAGGGGTAAGTTAGGCGCAGCAACTCTATTAAGCTCATAGTTAGAAGTAACAACAAGAGTCATCGTCTGCCATCCGGTCTAATGTCAATACGAGTTGCGCCAAGCTGCCACTGCGTACCAAGTGTGTCGGACGACGCTTTCAAAATCAACTGGCGACCGCGAAGGCGTGTGTTGACCTGCCCCGTGAAACCTTCAGTGATTGTGTACTGAACGCCAGTAAGTTGATCTACGTCCGCAGCAACGGGAGTGCTTGTGCCTGAACCCGAGTTCTGCATGGGGTACACGGTCAGCGTTAGCTGCGGTGTTGTGTTCTCGTCTGACCCTGCAAAGCTCAAGTCAGGCAACATGCGCCAAACAAACCCGAAGTTGTGGCCGTCCCCAATGTCAAACTCAGACGAGGAAATATATGCTTCGATAGGCAATGGTGTAGCGTTTTCTTCATCGTTAACGCCTAGTTCATGGCTGACAATCTTGCCTTCGCCGCCCGTGCCGTATGTGGCTGCAATAGGGTAGTTTTGTAAGCCTGAGTCCAACCACGCTGTTCGTGCCATCGTGCCGTAGTACCACACTTTTTCAAGATAGTTGTACACCACGTACTTGTCAATTGCAGTCAACACCAGAAGCTAGGGCTACTGAGTTGGGGCCAAGGATAGAAACGTTGTCACCCAAGAGCTGTGAACTCCACACAAACGGAGCGCCCAAGTACTGAAGCGAATACACAGAAGCATCTGTGAACACCACAATCTCTTGACGGGTTTGGATAACAGACACAATCTTTGAGCCGTGCGACAAACGGATACTACCTGCTTGGTTTGTAATTGCGGGCGTCCACATTGTGGGGTTTTCCTGATCCGACCAGCGAATCAGCATTGGGTCTTGTACGGTGCTACCAATATCATTGCAACCAAACGCAAACACAAAGCGACTCGCATCAGATACAAAAATGGAGTTTTGTATAGTAGGCACATCAGACGCACCGCCTAGACTTGACAGCAAAATACCACGAACCGACAAAGAATGAATTCCAGACTGAGTGCCCGTTGTGTTAATCGCCACACCGCCAAAGGTTGCAGCTAGGGTCACAGTCGTAGTAGTAAAAGATGTGGCTGTTACATAGTACGTCACATTAGGAAAAAGACCTGTAGGTAAAGCGCCTGTGGTTACAAGCTGTAGCGCGTCTCCTACAAGTAGGCCGTGCGCATCACCAAAAGTCAAAATCCCGGGGCTTGCAATGCTGATGGTAAATGTCTGACCGGGTAGCTGGACGCTAGCGTTCCAGTAATAAATAGCGCCGCCAACGGAGGCAAAGATCAAGTCTTCACCAAAGTTAGACTGCGTCCATAGCTGCAAGGGTGCGCCAGTAACTTTATTAGTACCCCAACCGCCAAGTGTTAAGGTCGACAACAGATACTTGGTATTCTCTGTTTAAAAGCAGAGCTGTAATGGTGGAGTTGATACCCGTAGCGCCGCTAAAGATCACAAAGTCGTTGGAGTTACAGCCGTGCGCTGCGTCATACACAGTAATTGTGGATGAGTTGTTTACAACCGTAAAAGGATCGCCTGTGCCGCTTGAACCCAGCATAGGGCGCACAACTTTGCGAACAGGTGTGATGTCAAAGAACACACCACCTTGGTTAATGTAGAACTTAAGACTAGTACCAGCGCCGATCAAGTTCTGTCCAGCCAGTGTCACCCAGTTCCAAAGAGAGCGGCACACACCTAAGAACGTATCCGCAGAGAACTGAATCCAGCCGCCAATCTTCTCAGGCGTACCTTGACGAAAGCGTACCTTGTCACACTCGTACCAACCGCCTTCAGTGGTGTAGCGTGTATTCTCCCGGTTGACGCCCGGCTTAAACAGTACTTTTTGTAGTGGCATTGGCAGTCCTAGGATAGAAACAGTGCTTTTTCAGCGTCCCTGCGCTTTTTTAGCCCTGCCAGTATTTTGCCACCACCCATGCAATACAGCAAGAGCGCATCGGCTGCGCCTTCCCAATCTCCACGGTTTATTTTCATCCGAATAGACGAGCGCTGAAACCCACCCAGTCCGGCATTGAAGGAAAAGCTGACGCACGCATCGAAAGCGCCTTGACGACCAGATACAGCGGGAGCAAGTCTAAGAACACCACGTTCAAAAATAGCGATGTCATTGTCGAATATCTTATAGATTTCTTCTTTTGTCCAGACACGGTTGTCCTCCGGTTTCAGTGGCATCTCTTTGCGAATCATTGGGGTATCTTTGCCTTCTACCCTGACTACAGGCAGGCGGATTTGGTCTTGGTATAGCACATGACCATAACCAATCGTCCAAATGTGGGCTGGGCAAAGGTACGGCTTAGTGCGATACCCCTCCCACTGGTGCATCAATTTAGCGCCAGCTTCGCCCAGTTTCATTTCTTGCTCCAGCTTCTTGAGCCAAACCAGAAGCCAATGATCCCGCCCAACATGGCCATCTCATCGCTAGAGAAGATGATGTCAGACAAACGAATTAGGTCTTCCATGCTCATCACCAAACTTGGGCGGCTGTACACGTAGTAGGCAATCCAAGCGTTAATGGCACACAGTTCCAGCACAAAAATGTACGTCACCATCGGGCGAACCGTGCCCACAAAGTTCACCACCCATGTGCTGGCATTGTCCATAATCTTCTTGTCATGGTCATAGGCTGCAACAGTCATCTGGGCATCTGTCTCCATTGCAATCTGGTCGGTGCGAATTTCTTCCATGCGTTCTTGAGCCGCAAAGCCTTGAGCCGCCATTTGAAGCTGCATCTGCATTTGGATATTAGCCAGTGCCAGCTCGTGCTTCTGGTCAGCTTTGTTCTGGAAGTAATCCAGCAGTTTGGGCAAGCCCGATATGAGCAAACCGCCAAGTGTTGAGAATAGTGAAAGCATTACAGTCCTATCATTCCAAGAAGTTTATCGACAATTTTCCCCGCCAACTCGTCAGGCAAGAAGCGGAGCAGACCAAGCACCCACCACGCCACACAGAGCCTGACGAACACCTTGAAGAAGAGGTCAGCTTGTTTTTGGTACTCATTCACCGACCACACCTTGCTGTAGCGCATAGTTCGTTAATTTGTGTAAGCCCCCAGCCAACAGCACCAACAAACATCACAATAATTACAATGGCAATTGCCCACTCCATCTGTTCGGCCTCGGCCTCTTTGCGCTTTTTCTCTTCAGCGTGTAAGGCCGCCATCTCTTTGGCATCATCCCTGTCCAGTTCAGCTTGACGGGCTTTAGCCGCATTCCATACATCTATGCGCCCAGCTTGCATAAACAACATTTTTAACTGCTCTTCAAACCGTTTGGCTTCATCCAAAGCCATCTCAATCTGTAACGCCGCACCAAGGTTAGACTTACCGCCCGTACGCTTGGCGTGAAGCATGGCCTTCGTAGCGGTTGACTTGGCATCAAAAAGCTTGGCTATTGACGGCGTTAGGCCTGCCAGATCACTAGCCACTTTACTAGCTTTTTTAACGACACTGATTGCAGTTTGCAATCCTTCTAGCGCCGTGATTGGATCAATCATCTAAATTCAAAACTTAAATTTGCATGACGAGGGTACTGTACAACGCGCTCCCCTTCAGGACACTTGTACTTGATCGTCGCCAGCAAAGTGGCTTTGCCGTTAGTAACCTTCTCCTTGCCTACCATCGTAAGTTCGTAGGTGAACGTATCAATCTCTGGCCCGGCTGGGCCGCTAAACTTGCTTGCGGTGGTGGTTGCCTCATGCACCATACCAGCCGCATCACGGATGCTTGGCGTAAAACTCTCGACAGAACAGTCGTCCCGCTTCTTTATTCTTGCAACCGTGACGTTGATGGGCTTGCCAGCTTCTGCCACAATCTTAAAGTTTTCAGGCGACCACTCAATGATTGCGCGGTCAAACCAACCAAACTTGTCGGCAAGCGTGTAACTACCGCCTAAAGCGGCAACGGTAGCGGCAACGGCTCCAATTGCTTTGGTAATGTCAACCATTTCATCCCCAAATCCAAACAAGGGTGAACGTTCCCCAGATTATAAAAATAACCAAAAAGGCCGCAACGATGAACGCTTCGACCCAGTCCCACATGGTCAGGCAGGAGCGCTAGGCTCTTCTGGAGGGGCTTCAGGGGCGGCAAACGAGCCGTCCTCTTGCCTGACCCAGTTGACTTGCACCTCATCTTCGACCGTTTGGCACTGGGCCAAAATGCTTGGGTGGAAACATTGGTCAATTGTAAAACCCTCAACAGGTACAAGAATCTCTGCGACTACGTTATTTTGAATTCGTGCTGTTTTCATTTTTACCACTCCACAATAA